GGCATGGGTCAGCCTAATCCCCTGATGGGAATGATGGCCCCCAACGCCGCCATTTATGGCGGGGGTCAGTTTGGCCAAGCTCAGTTCGTGGCTGGTGAACCTGTCATGCCTTCCGGCTTTGTGTTTGAAGGTGTGCGTTTCTTCGAGTCCACCAACTTCCCCGAAAAGAGCATCTCCGTCGACATCGGCAGTGGCGGCGGTGCTGCAACCCGCACCACCCCTGCTGGTTTGTTCTTCGGTCCTCAAGCTGTCGGCGTCGGTATCGGCGGTCCGAACGCTCAGGTGCTGATCAACAACAACGACGATTTCAGCCGCTTCATCATCCTGATTTGGCAGCTGTACGCCGGTTTCGCGAACCTGAATAAGGACTTCGTGACCACTGCCTTTACCATCGTTGAGTGATAAAGGAGGTACTTAACTAATGGCTGCCTACAAAGAAGAAGCCGGTGCAATCCTGCAACCCGGTAACCAAATCAACCGCCTGTCCTCTTACAACACCGAAGGTGTTTATGGTTGGCCCGGCGTGGAAGCTTACGAGCTGATCGGCTACGTCAAGATTACCAACCTTGCCGCTGATAAAGCATCGTTCAAGAGCTTCGACATCATCGTCCCCTCGCCTGATCGTCGCCCTGATGATCGCGTGCGTGACAACCGCACCGCCCTCGTGGTGCAAGCCTCTGCTGCTCGTCCTTCTTACATCTACGGCGCTTCTATCGCCGTGGCTCAGGACCTGCCTTCTGGTGGACTGGCTGGGTTCCCCGGCTCCCCTGTGACCGCTGACATCGGTGGTACCAGCACTGAAGGTCTGCTGCTCGGCCCCAACAACGCTGGCGCTCCTTTCGGTGTGCCCGCAACCCAGGCCAACGGTCTGGCCGCTGCTAGCTCGATCGTCTCTGCTACCAGCTCCCTGTTCGCTCAAGGTCTGGAAGACACCACTGCTGCCGACCTGCCCTTCTGGAGCACCGTGACCACTGGTGGCATCGTGGCTGGCGACGCTGCCAACTCGATGTTCTACAAGGTGACCGCCGACACCACCTTCAAGGTGTTCAACGTGAACGGCGTAACCTCCACCACTGCAGATGGCGACGGTGTGTTCATCAGTGCCGACGATAGCACTGCTGGTAAAGCAGGCTACCTGGTGTGCCGTGTGAACTACCTCCGTCCCGCCGCTCCTGCTGGTTGGGAGAGCATCAACGAGTTCATCGACTTCGCCTCTCAGGTGGGCGGAGACGACATCTGATCGTAAACCTTGGATGCAACGAACGGACCTTTCGGGGTCCGTTTTTTGTGTCTGGGCATCTGGGATTTATTTTGATAAGCTAAGCGAAGGTTTAACTAACGAAAATGCTTTATCAGTACCGCCTAACTGGAGGTCTTGTAGAGATGGTCTCCAAGCACGGCGATGGCATCGTAATGTGCATCGATTCTCAGGATGAGGTCCTATATGTCAACGAAGCTGATTTGACCCCTCACCTCGAAGCGACAAACGAAAAAATCCGTACTGAGGAGCGTTTAACTGTTCAGCTGGAAGCGGAAGGCGTTAAGCCACCCAAGCCAACCCAACGGGAAACATTCCCCTTGGATACGCGCATTAACATCAACACTGCAAGCGCCCGTCAGATTGCTGATGCACTACCTGGCGTCGGACTCAAAACAGCACGTGACATTAAGGATCTTCAGCTTTCACTGCCAGGAGAGAAGTTTACGCGTCTGGATCAATTGAAGTCGATCAAGCGCATTGATTGGGACGAAATGTTTAAAGACAACCTTGTGCGTGTCGAGTGATAATTTGCGCGTGCTAGTGTGTTATTGGGTATAACTAGAGAGTTCTGCCCAATAACGCATTCCCTCTGAGTAATGCAACTCGATAACTTTCTCAAGTCTAAAGTTCGCTGGCACCTTGGTTATAACACCACGTCTATTCCGGCAGGTGATTTAGCGCGTCTCGAGGAAGCTGTCAACAACATCCCGGATTCGTTCTGGTATTCGAAAATTGTCGAACAAGTCAATCGGTGCGACGAAGCTGAGAAGCGCACCGACATGACTGGAAGTGTGAACAACAACACTGTTCCCAGGAGTCGTATCGAGAGTATAGCCGGTGACGTCGATCGTACGATTGCAACCTCTGATTTTAGAGACACGCTGAAAACCTGGACGGCAATTTACATATACGAGACGGATCGATTAGCCCTACATTTGTATGTCCCGAATTACCGAAATCCCGAGCAAGCTCGGTATCGGTTTAATCGCGAAGGTTCTGAATTCATTCAAGCCCTTCCAGGCCCTGCCGACGTCGCTGTTGGCACTCGCCTTATGCTCTCAACCGATTTCCGCTGACGCCAGACAATCCAGTTCCGTCATGTCACAGCTCAACCCACAGCAGATTGCAACTCTTCTGAGGCAGCAAGGGATTCCGCAAGATAAGATTCCAACCATGACGGCCATTGCGATGGCTGAATCAGGTGGTCGCGCACAGGCATTCAACCCTCGCGGACTCGATAAATCTTACGGCCTATTCCAGGTCAACATGCACGGGAACCTTGGCCCCGCCCGCATGAAAGAATTTGGTCTTCAAAAAGAATCACAGCTATTTGATCCTGAGACCAACGCCAAGGCTGCCAAACAAATTTTAGGTAGTCAAGGTCTTGGTGCTTGGTCTGTCTATAAAAGTGGTAAATACAAGGACTTCTTACCACAAGCGCAACAAGCTGCACAAGCCGTACAACAACAGACTCAACCTACTCCTCAGGAAACGGCTGCGCGTGGCGGACGCACCTTTATTTTGTTTGGAGGTATGCAGCCACAGGTAGACCCTAAAGAAAATTTAGATCGGTTTATCTTGAAGACTATTTTTGATTCAAATACTCCAAAAATAGATACAGGTTTTAATTCTCTTGCTCTCCTAAGCTCTGCCTTTGGTTTAAACCAAACGCCACAATATTAACTACGGACCATGGCGAGAACAGCAGCACAAGACTACTTAGACGTTGGGCGTATTGCTACAACTGCGGAAGATATTTATCCAACTACTGCACCGCATTTACATGTGCAAGTTCTGAAAGATGGACAATCTATTGACCCAGGTACAATTCGTTCGCTGCTAACTCGCCTAAAGGTAGATAAAGACCGTAAAGCTTTGTGGCAACAACAAGGCGAACAATGGAATCCTGCTTATCCAATTACTTCTGGCTACGGTAAACGTGTCGCACCAACCAAAGATGCGACAACGTTTCACGCTGCACATGATTATGGCATCAAGGCAGGGGTTCCACTGGCCTGGGAAGGGCCCGGCACATTCACTCCTGGTCGTGGCTACGGCAGCATCAAAACAACTGATGCTCAAGGTATTCCATATGAAATTCGTCTTCTTCATACTATTGGTGGGAAGCAAGGGGAACAGACTGCAATGCAGCCACAGCCTACTCAATCTTCCACACCACAGAAAACCAAACAGGGAGACACTTATATTATTCTCCCTGGCATAGGCGAAACTCAAAAACAAGGCACCAATGATTTTCTAACTGCGTACGCGCAACAGTTAATGTCTGCAGAAACACCGCAAATCAAATCTTCAATTAACCCATTGCAGCTTTTAATGGGCGCATTTAACCAGACTCCGAACTATTTAGCGTAATGCGCTTTGCTGCTGTACCTGGTTATTCACCCTCTTTTCCCGTTACGTACGAGAACATGTACCGGGATTACAGTTTAACGACTTCAAGTTTTAGCGACCCCTTTAATAGCAAACGTAAGGAGCAACACAGCAAGTGTGGTTTTGTTGTCGCGTATAATGGAGAAGATGACCCCAGGTTCCAGTTGAACAATCCTGCGTACATGCGCGAAGTGATGCGTAGCAGGACAGATAACATTCCGCCTGTCATTCTAAACAAACGACCTTCGCAAGGTTTCTGATGAGCTACACAAAACCAGAGCTGCGAGAGCGGTTGAAAAATGAAATTAAGTCCAGCTCCAAGGGTGGTAAACCTGGTCAGTGGTCCGCTCGTAAGGCCCAGCTTTTAGCTCAAGCATATAAGCGGAAGGGTGGAGGTTACTCTGGCGGTAAAACTGAATCACAAAAGTCTTTGGATCGGTGGGGCAAACAGAAATGGATGACCCGCTCCCAATATAAAAATGAACAAAAATAAAAATTAAGATGATGCAAGAGAACAAAGTAAAAGCACTGCTTGGTAAAACTGCAACCGCTGTAGGAGAATCTTGCCCACGTGCTACGACCGATATTAAGGAAAATATCAAAAACCGCAATTGGACTATTAAGAACTTTGGTTATGGTCCTTTAAATCCCGATGCGCCTGATCCAGGCTTCTGGGAGAAGAAAGCTGAACTTTGGAATAGCGATTTAGATACTGTGCAAACAGCACTGTGTCGGAACTGTGCTGCCTTCGATCAATCGGATAAAGTTTTATCTTGCATAATTGAAGGTATTAATGAGCAAGAGGCGGCCGATCCTTACGACGTTCAATGTCGTGCTGATCTAGGTTACTGTCAACTGTTTAAGTTCAAGTGTGCAGGTTCTCGCACTTGTGATGCTTGGCTACATGGTGGACCAATCCAATAGATCATGGCTGACAAAGCAATTGAACCTGGCCAGAAAAGTACAGAGCGTTATCTGCCAAAAGAGGCTTGGTCTAGACTAAGTCCTGAAGAGCGTAAACGTACGGATGAAAAGAAGCAACGCGCTTCTCGAACCGGTCGCCAGTTTGTACCAAACACAGAACGCGCACGTAAGGCGAGGCGTGCAGTTGAATTAGCCTCGAGGAGGAAGCAGAGTGGCTAAACGAGCAGGCGAACGGATGGGATATACGATTGGTATCCGCACCAATCGAGAACCTTACGAATTCCCGCTCCGCACCAATGCTGGCGACTTTCAAGCAATGCTCGCGACGGAAGGGGGTTATTACGCAGTTGGTAGCCGCTTACCGCGTCGCGGTTCTGGTCGTTCTCGCTTGGCTGGCGAGGCCTTTAACATTGATCTGAACAACCTTGCTGAAGAGCCTGTGCTTGAAGATCCGTATGCAGCAGGCGGTGAAGTGTCCGATCTTGAAGAAGATGTGTATTAAGTAACTTAGGGCTGTATTAGAATATTCTCATACGTTCTAAGCTTCCGATAAAATGCCTGGTAAAGGTAAGATGCCTCCCGAGCTGTTGGCACACTTCAAAAAGAAAAGTGGCCAGGATTCCGGAGAAGAAGCCAGCAAGGAGACCACTGATAAAGAGCGTCGTAAAGAAGCCGTGAAAAAAGCGCGTGTGCGCATCGAGAAGAAGAAGTCAGCCTGATCAAGGTTGTCTGCATTAGAATTTACCCAACTAACCGCATCGTACAGGGAGAGTAGCGTCAATTGTCTTCGTCCAGCTCGAACAAGCAGCCGCTTCTTGTTGACCGTCCGGCAACAACGTCCAGCCTGGTTACAGTAGCCTCGGGCCAGGCGTTCTCAACCAGCTTGCTGCCGACCGCTGTTGGTAACGCAACAAAGATCTTTGACGTCGACTCTGCACAAACGGATACATCAATCAGTGGTGCTTACATTGATGAGATCTGGTTCCAGTATTCAAAGCGGACTATCGAGTTTATTGATGCGGTCTCGCCGACCATTGGTACCTATTCTGCCGACAGTACAAATGTTGTAGTTACGATTAGCGGTGGCCACAACGTACAAGTTGGGCAGAAGGTATATCTGAACTTTACTTCTTACAGCAGCGGCACCACTCCGATTGACCAAGCTGTTACTGTAACTGCTGTCACACCGACAACATTCACTGGGACAATCCCCAGTGTCTCTGGCCCTATTACAGGCAATGTTGAGTGTCGCCTCCCTTTAGATTTCTGCGTATATCTGGTTGAAACTGGTTCTATTACCAATACCAACCAGTTCTTCCCCTTATTTGTGGTTAGCATCCCTGCCACTTTTGAGAATCAGTATTTCAGCCTGACAGAAAAGAACGTACTACCTCTTATTAACCACCCCAGTGTACAGGCTGGCGCAAACTTCTCAAGCACCAACAGTACTACGGCACCTAAAATCCGTGGAATGATGTTGAAGCGTGGTCAGGCTCTTTATGCGGCTTACAGTGGAACTACTGCTCTCACTAATGGTTTCTATGTCACCGCACAAGGCGGTTACTATTGATTAAAAATGCCCTTTGGTGTAGGTGGATTTTCTAGATCAAAGGGCAGCCCTTTTGGTGGGAAGCTAGATAAGAAATTTTCAAGTCTCACAAAGTTCAGCGGGACTGATAAAAGAGCGGAAATTGAGAACCCATTTGA